TTCGGAGAGGTGTTCTGAGACAGTGGTTTCCCACTGTTCCCAATCCAGCGGGTAAGTTTCCCAACCCGCTGGCACCCCTAGGCCTACTGTCCGGTGAACCAACCGGTATGTAGGACTTGGGGATCCGATAACGTGCCACATGGATGTGACACGGCGCTTTGTGGTTCGTTTCAAAGAGTCCTCACGGACCCCTATGTACCCGGAGATATCGCTATCTTTACGGGTCGAACCATTAATCGCACCCTGTAGAAAGCTCACCATCAACCCGCTAGGGTTGTAAATGAGCTGCTTATGTCGTCTAGGCACGACAACGTACCCGTCATCGCTAATGCGTATCCTACAGGGTCTCACGACCCTGCAGTAATACGTTTTGAACCCATTACGGGATCGAACGTACGCACGAGCAAAAGACCAAGGTACTTGGATGCCCGAGTCGATGTTCTCCCAAGGAGGAATACAGTATTTTCGAAGCCGGCCAGGTAAACTGGCAAGCAAGGAAGTGACTGTACGTCTGAGGGAGATCCCGGTTCTTGTTGAGAACCGGATAAGTAGGTTAACTACAGTGAAGAGGTCACTTGGGTCAGCCAGCCTCTTTACATAGACACCACGGATATCGGTGCCATGATAGAAGTCAGCCCCGCATGACTCTCGGAACGGTCCTTTTACAAAGGACTTATCGTCGTTAACCCGAAAACCAAGGAGGTTTAAGAGGAACACCACGTCATCCGTCACTGCTGACGGACAAATGATGTCGTCTCCATAGACACCCCAAAGTTGATCGGACCTGTCCCCTCTCTCGGGTATTCCCCGGAAGCGGAGGCAGGCGACGACTGCGCAGGCAAACAGGATTGTTTGCAACGGGAACGTATAACCGTTCCCCATTGTGGAAACCATTTGGAGTTCCACTGCGCCCAGGCCTGGTACCTCTGCAACAGGTGTCCTCAGGGACACCAGCAAACGCAGCATATCAGGAGGCAAAGCCCACTGAAGCATACGCAAGGAGATACTATCGGAAGCACTACTTAGGTCTATCGTTGACAGACCATCGGTAATACTGCCTAACCTGGCAAGCTCACGGTTCTTAAACTGCTGGGTCTCGAGGTCGATTCCGAACCGACCACGAAGCCTACGTTCTAAGATACCACCGAGACCTAATTGAAACCACGTATTTAGCGTGGGCTCGGTGCATATACAGCGTGAGATCTTGTCGTTCTTAGGAACAAAGCTAAGGCGAGAGCCTCGCACTGATTTTGCTGAACCGTATGCGGCTTCACGAGCTTCCTCAGCTCGACGCCATTCCGGTAGACGTGAAATGCAGTGCTTGTACCAAAAGGACAAGGAAGTGTTGCTACAAGTAAGGGGGGAAGAGAATAGCTTGGAGTAGAAATCTCCACTCCTCGCAAGGATATTCGCACCAGGGCCAACCCGAGCAAAGTCAAAGACTTCGCGAAGGTCATCCACTAGGGGGTATGTCCCTTTATCAAATCCCTCCCGCTTACAGAACCAAAAGCTGTCAACGGCCACCTTAAAGCCGTTCAACAACATTTCAGCTCGCCAACTATTGGTCTCAGTTAAGAGATTATAGTCGGGTAGAGTCCATTCCCCGCAGCGATGATTCGCTTCGAGGAATTTCACAAGGGCTGCTGAATCTGCCGCTTCGGTGGACTCATGCTCCCACTTTTTAAGGAGAGAGTTAGAGATCGAAACAGCTGCAGCCTCTGTGATAGACATCCCGGGCCAGAACGCACCCTGAAAAGGTAAGTTCTGATCCAGCAAATCCTCTTTGAGGCTTTGCAAAAGAGCATCGGATGTGATCATCGCAATGTTTCCTGCTATGGAGAGATAAATCCACTGGTGACACTAAGCCGGAGGGTCGGAACGACCTCGGATTAGTCGCGCAGCTTGAGAAAGCCGCGCTATCGACCAGGTGACGAGAGCCGAGAGGAGGTCCCACGCAAGGATGCGCAAGACGCTCTTGGCATTGAACGGACCCTCGTTAGAGGACACCGGTCAACAGGGTATCCGCCAGGTCTGCCGACTCCTCATTGAGGAGACCGACCAGATAACTGGTGAACGCCCGAACCTCGTCAGGATTATAAGACTCCACCCCGGCAGGCAGATCGATGAGAACTCGACCGGTGATCTGCGCGGGAACACCAGAGGCGACGAAGCAACCCTTTCGGATTACCAGTCGATACTGGTTCACAGGAATCGATGCACGAAGTCCCGTCAACGGATTCGCTGCAGGCAGGCTCTTTAAAGGAGCCGGCTTGTGAAACGTTGCCGTAAATGGGCTCGACGCCGTGTTCGCAGTTGCAGAACCCTGAGTACCGCCAAGGGCGGTAACGGTTTTCTGCTTCGACGAGAAACTCGGCGGCGTGTCGTCCACCTGCGTATACGTAGGTGTGGTGAGACCTGTTACAGTCGCACCCGTGATCGACGCATCCGGGCTCCAGGATTGGAGCCGCTGAAACGGAGATAGGATGTATCTCAACATGGAGGTTGATACCTTCGGAACGTAGGAGAGAGTACCATGCAATCCCTACCGAGGGAGTACTCCCAATCTCAAGAACGGATTCTTGAGGATGAAGCAAGAGCTTGGGTCACCAAAGCAGTGATATTCATCCACTGCATCCCCAATCCCGGAATCTCATATACCAAAGGTGGTACAAGAGAGCCGAGGTATGGGGATCTTGTCACGGTGACTTTCGAACTTGTCGGTAAATACCCGGGAGAGATGCTCCCACCCTTACTAAAAGTTGGGGTGGATGCAGGAAACACACCGGCTATAGAGATGACTGAAGCATTTTCAGATCTCTTAGACCCGATGTTTATCCATGCAACTAGCGCACGATTAATGGCTAGGGCATCGATTATATTACCAATGTTGGTAAAGTAATCGACCAGGAAGGAATAAGGAATCAGCTCCCAGAGGGATGGAACCCACTGCCGCCAACCGAACCCAAGATCTTGCACAGCACCATCCCAACCATTACGGTTGATAAGGGTGCCGTACATCTTGACGTTATAGTCGACGGATCTAGAAGCGACTGTCGTAATCGCGACAGAACCGTATGAGACCGTTGATGTTACTCTAGGTCCCAGAACGGAACTCCCCGCCTTGAAGCGGACGAATTCGGTTTCTGGCCTCGCTATCACAATTCGAGAAGCAGCTTTAATGCCGTCCTCGATATCATGAATTAGAGGCAACCAACCAAAGACGCTTTCCAACCAAGTCCCTGCAATGGCCTTTGCAACTGCCCGTCTCATCGAGGGTGACGTCATAGACGCCCCCCGGTTTGACAGACGATGAACGCGTTTAGCCTTTCGGGCTGCACGTTCAGCACTTTTTAGGTAGTCGAAGAGGCCTTTGTACAACGCCTTTAATGGACGTCGTATCCCCCTCACGGTCTCACCAAGCTCGCCGAGACACACTAAGCTCTGGAGAGAGCGTTGTGCGTTGACGACGCGCTTAGCAAAACCTTGAAGGGCCCAGACGTTGACATAAGAGAGGTCAGCGACCATGCCAGGATTCGTCAGTACCGTCAGAGACGGACACAGACAGCCTCGCAGCCGGACGCCTTCCACTTGGTCACCATTACTGATCCGTTTGGAAGCATAATCAAGGCTCCCGCCCGAACCAAAGTTACGCAGATCGTACCGCGTAGCTGACAGTGACGTTGTCGCACTACCATGGTTGGCGATGATTTTTCGCCAATCCCCGACGGACTCCGGAGACGTAGATCGCTGCTCGAGCAGATTCCCATTTCGGGAATTACTGTGACGAGTAAAAGGCGTCCACGTATTCGGGGCATCGTCGAAGGTAGAAGACATTAACGTTAAGTCATAGGGCTTAAACCTGTCTTTGGTGCTCAATTTATGTCTCCGAGGTAATCATCTATGAAACGGCAGAATCACATACCCAAACAGCTTTCGCCATATTGGCTAGAGGTGCCTTATCGTTTCATAAATACAGACGAGCTTTGGCGTGACTACATAGCCACGCTTCCTACCGTTAAAATCAAAGAACATCTCAGAGATCTGAGACGTCCCTTGATAAAGCGTCCTTAGACGCCACGGGCCCCCGAC